CTACTTTTGCGCGCGCAGCTGGACGAAATCCAGCACCTCTGCGGCATCCGCCAGGTGCTCCGGCGCGAATCGTCCGTAAGTCGAGTAGGTAATCGCGGCATTGCTGTGACCTAGATACTGGGCGACCCGTTCCATCGGCACGCCGCTTGAAACCATTGCCACGGCCGCACTGTGCCGGATCGTGTGAAGCGTCACGTCTTTCAGTCCAGCTCGCGTGACTGCGCCCTCGAAACCCTTGCGCATGCTGGCGATCCTTTCCCCGCCCCATTCCACGACGTAATCCGACAGCGCTGCGGCCTGGGCGGTCTGCAGTGCTGCCATGAGGCCACGGTTGATGGGCACGATTGCTCGGCCTTTCCGCGTCCGCGCATCGTCTAGGCGAAGGTTGATGACGCCACGCTCCAGGTCCACCCGATCCCAAGTCAGATCGAGGATTGCGCCAACCCGGCCAGCAGTCGCGAAAAGCAGGTGAATGGCCAGCGCAATGTGCGGCGCTTCAGTGCTGTCGATCAGCAGCTGAATTTCGTCCTTCCGCAAAAATCGCTCTTTGGGCGTCGGCTTTGCAGGTCGCTCGATGTACGGCGCTGCATCGATGATCCGTGCGCGTTCGGCGAAGGTCATGGCGCTGCGCAGGTGGCCAAGCTCGGTATGAACCGATCCCTGCGAGATGCCCTTGTCCATTCGCATCCTAGCGTACGATCGGCACAGGTCGGTGGTGATCTGGTCTGGCCGGTAGTGCCCGAAATGGGCCAGGACGGCCTTCCCGGTATAGCCCATGGTCTTAGCCGTCGGGCGGTCGCCCAGATCCCTGACATACTCCGCCCATATCGCCGACACGTTCATCCCAGCCTGAGATTGGACGAAATGATGTGCGCGGTAGACGTCTATCGCTTCTGCTTCGGCTTCCGCTCGGGTGCGTGCCGCAAGTTTATGCCGAACTCGTTTGCCTTCGGTGCCGGTCCAGTAGACGCAATATCCGCCGCGAAGTCTTCCGATGCTGATGTCTGGCACGCTTCAAATTCCTCAACTACATCTGCCGGGATACGGTACAGTTTTCCAAACCGGAAATGCTTCAGGTCGCCAGCAGCGCAACGCTTCCGCACTGCATTTGCGCTTACGCCCCATCGCTCGGCAAGGGTTTCGGGCGAGTAGGGCCCGCGGATCGTCTCGTGGCGTCCCATCACTTCTCCTTCTCAATCGACTTATTGGCTTGCTGGGCCTGCCACGCTGCGAACCGACCGGCGGGACGGATCCGCAGCCCGCCGTCTTTGCCCGGCTCGGCCAGCCCGGCATCCATCAGCTCGGCAGCGGCTTTGCGGTTCTTCGCAGGGTGCTTGCCGGTCTTGTTGAGCCTGGCCAGCAGGTTGTTTGCTTCGGGGCTCATGCGACTCGTTCCTTCTCGCTGACGGCATAGCCGCCCCACTGGTCGGCACTGGCATCCGCCACCCCCTCGAAGGTCCTGCTCCTGATCTTCCAGCGGTCCGGCCCTGGCGGCGCGCGGTGGATCGCGCTCCAGGCCTTCCACTCGTCGCTGCCCCGCTCCGGCTCTAGCAGCACGTTTGTCGCCACTAGCTTCGGCAGGCCACGCAGGTAGAAGCCGGTGGCCTTGTAGGCAGGCTCGCCGAACCAGAACGGCTGGACGATCTGCGGGGCAGGGAGGTCGGCCGGCATACGGTCCCGGGCAAGGTCGTTCATCACCGGGTTCTCGATGGCCACCCGCTCGATCGGCGCCTGCCAGCATGCGGTGAACAGGCTGACACCTTCCTCAAACTCTTCACGCATGCTTTCCCAAGTCCGCCCGTTGGGCAGTTTCTTGGGCTCCGTCCACTTCCCCGGTCCCGACATCCAGTGGCGGCCGGACCGGCACAGGCGCGTGCACGGCGGGTGCATGACGGCCATCAGGTCCCAGCCATCGTCAAGGATGTGGCGCACGTCGCCCCGGATATGGCGGTTGCTGCCGTCCTCGGCCGCAAGGAGATCGCAGGACCAGACGTCGTGGCCGCGTGCCGCGAAGGCTCGGCGCATGACGCCGGAGGTTTCGCAGGCGATCAGAATGCGCATACGTCTGGCCTACGAGAAAAGTGACGAAACAATGACAACTCCAAGACAGAAGCGTTTACGTACTCGAATGGCTTGGTGTTCTCCGGTACTGCGACCGCGCAGGCTAAATTGTAGCTGCTGTTTTCGTTCCGAGGTCGCGATGTCTCACACTCACTCTGTTTCAGTTCCCAGCCAAGTTCTGCGCCGCGTCTTAGGCACTGCTGAACTGCATTGTGACGAGAGCGAAGAAGCGCGCATTCTGAGTGCCTCGGATGCGGTTGAATATGAGCGCCAGCGTGAAGACATCGCTGTGTTGCTAGCCATTTTGGAAGTTGCAGGTGTCGGTGAAGAAGATGACGAGTAAGGCTACTCACTGAGGCATCTTGAGCCTTAGAGCTGCCGATGGCTGAATACATGGTCATGCCGCTTTCCTCTGTGTGTTCATTCGCATCACGGCGCCGGTAAGGGCGTCCAGCTGGCCAGCCTTGATCCATCGCGACACGGTGCCGAGGGGGACGCCCAAGGCCCGGTCCAGTGCTGATTGGGACGGCCATTCCTGCCCGCCAATGCGGACTGGCTTGCCCATGCTGTTGTTCGGTCCGCCCGGCTTTGCGCCAAGCCGATCGAGGTTGCCGTGTCGGTCCAGGTGATAGTTGATCGCGCTCTTGGACCTTTTCGCAGATCGGGCGGCTTCCAGCTGGCTGCTGAATTGCCGGTCGCCGATCAGGCAGGGGTTGCCGACCGGCATCACGCCGCGCCGGCGTCTCTCAGCCCGACACATTTCCCGATTGGCAGTCCGGCATGCGTCGCACCGGCAGCCGCGGGCTTTGTAGGCGTAGATCGTGCCGTGCTTAATGGGTCCGGGACGGGGGCTCACAGCAGAACCTCCTGCCGCCCGTCGACGCGGTCCAGCCAGCGGAAGCCAGGGTCGCCCCGGCCATTGCCGCGCGGATCGCGCCTGTCCCATACGAACCACGCGTTGCGCTGCGGAGCCTGACCTTGCCCGGTGAAATCCAGCTTCCAACGCATCAGGTAGCACCAACTGAATGGATTCTCGTCCAGGAGCTGACCAAGCCCGTTGATCTTGCCTGCGGGCCACTCCCAGCCTAGCAGCAGGGCCAGATAGTCCCAGCCCGGCATGTTCAAGGTATGGCGCAGCCAGCGTCCATGGCCGTCACGCGCTGTGATCTCGCTGAACGGTGGATTCGTGATGATGGCGCCGCCGCGACTGCGCAGGCAGCTGTAGAAGTCGGCGGTCCAGCTGTCGGGGCATCCCCGATCCACCAGGTCGGACGCACAGCAGGGCATGCCCATCGCGCGGATCTCTCGCACCAACGCACCATCGCCGCAGGCCGGCTCCCAGACCGCGCCGCACTCGCGGAGTCGCGCTCCATCGACAGAGAACAGCGCCCGGATCGCCTCGGGCTGGGCGGTGGGATAGAAGTCCTCGGCCCGGCGGGACGCCTCCCGCTTGGGGCGGGGCGACAGGGGGGCATCGGCAAGCAGCGGTGCGCCGGCATCTGCCTTGTTCGCCTGGCCGCTGATCGCCCGGAAATAGCTCTTCGCGGAGGGGGCGTTCATGCTGCCTCCAACTGTTCGATGTTGCCACGCTGGACCGTGAAGGTAATCGCTACTACCCACGGGTTGCTGTCCCACGGCGCGCGGTCGGCGTTCAAGCTGTCCCAGAGGGCTTCGAAGCTGGTCCGGGCGTGGAATGCGACATACTCGCTGTCCAAGCTCTCGACCGGATCAATGCCCTCAGCGATTGCGTCGGTGCCGCTAATGTCCTGCAACCGCTGAACGCGCACGTCGGTCACGGTCAGTGTCAAGCGGCTGGCCCACCGGGGCATGTGGATCGAGGGCCGCCACTTCTGGTCTGCAAACCACTGCCGCGCACGGTCGCTTTCTCGATAGACCGCTTGGACATCTACACGATAAGCGGCCTCCCGGATCTCGGCCATTTCATCGGCGCTTGGGATCGTTTTAGTCGGCCACGCTTCCTCGCCATCCTCAGAGAAGGCAAAGGAGTTCCAGCCCTCTTTGACCCACAGGCGGTCGCTAGGGGCGTAGCCGATCAGGTCGACGTTGCCCGGCAGCAGCAGGAAGTCAGCGCCGAAGATGGCCAGCGCATTGTGTGCGGCCTTCTTGGTGATGACGCGCCGCGTCTGCGTCTTGCGGCCGTCCAAGAGCGCGCGGATCATCGGGCCGGAGAATAGGATAGGGCGATCGGTCATGCCGCCACTCCGTCCATTTCCCAGCCCTCACAAAAGGCTGCGACATCGCCCAGGTGATAGTCCGGCCCGCGCTCGGGGTCGGTCCCCTCGCAAAAGAAGTAGATGCCAATCCTGGTGGCCTTCACCGGCTCGCGGTGGATCAGGTTCGCGTCGGCGGGATGCAGGATGACATCGGCATCCTCGGGGATGTTCTGAAAGTCGTGGCGGAGGGTCATCTCAGTAATCCCCCACGCTGGTGATTACTTCGGTCTCGTCGATGATAATCTTGGTTCCGCAGGCATACATGGAGCGGATCTTCTGCTCGAGGCCATAGCTTCGGCCAATGCGCCGTTGGTCCTTGATGTCCCTGCCGTTGAGGTTGGCAGCGATGATCTGGCCGGTTTCGTGCTTGACCAGGATCCCGATATCAGCCTGGTATTTGGCTCTCTCTTCGTAGTGATTGTCCTCGTCGAGGTAGATCCATGTTGAGCCATAGCTGCCCTTGTCGATGATCACGGTAATGACTTCGCCATAGGCTCCATCGCTCTCGTGCTTCTCCAGCATCTCCTTAGCAATCTGCGAGAGTTTGATCTCCTTGGGAGCCAGGGTAAGCAGCTCTTCCATGTCTTGGGACAGCCGGCCGGCGACCAGCTCGGAGACGTTCGCCTCGATCTGTGCCTTAAGAATATTGGCGACGGTCGATCCATAGTTCGGGAGGTCCAAGTTGTTGACGCGCAGAGCGTCTTCGACGGCCTTCTCGATCAGCTTGCCGGTGTCACTGTAGGAGCGCAGGGCGCGGTCGACGCCCTCGGTCACCAGTTTGGCAACGCGGGTCTCAACCTCTTTCTCGATGTATTCAGGGGTTAGCATGGCGGCCACGGATGCGCTGATGCTGTCGCCCAGGCTTGGGACTTGGCTCATGTCTCGATCCTCGTGATGTTGTGAAAAGGGCGGGCCGGTCAGGGGGAGGGGGACTGACCCGCCAGTTCTCCCCGCGCGCCACAGGCGATGGGCGGCGGGGAATGGGGTCAGGCGCTCTGGCGCATGTTGGCGATGGCAGCCTCGTATTCGGCGCGCTGCTCGGGCGTCATGCTGTCGTCGGCCTCGTCCTCGTCGGGCTGAGGCCGATCAGCGAACGGGTCGTCGTTGGCAGTTTCGGCCTCGCGGTCAGCGGCGGCGGCAAGCTCCTGCAGCTCTGCCAGGATCGCCTTGGCGATGTCGGCCTTCTGCGGGTTCTCCTGCCACCAGGTGCGCATGGCGCTCCGCCCGCGGCGCGCTTGGGTGCGGGCCTCGTCCAGCGCTGCCTTCTGCTCCTGAGCGCTACCTTGGCCCTTCGCCCACTCGGCCATCTTGCGGCCGGTCTCGGCACCCATCGGCTGGCGCGGGTTCAGCAGCGCCTTGAACTGGTCCGCGACCTTAATCTGGTGGACGGGGCAGCCGGGCGCGACCGGGTCCAGGATCACCATCGTGGTCATCTCGAACATCAGGTCCCCATCGGCGGCGGGATCCCACGGCACGTCCTTGCGCCGGGTCTTGGTGGTCCGGGCATTCAGCTTGGTCTTGAAGTCCTGCATCACCGGCTTGGCGCGGGTACAGATGATGATGTTCGTCTTGGCGCGCACGATGCGGTCGATCAGGCGCCGGTACCGCGGCTTGACCTCGGCCCAGGCCAGCTGGCTGCGCTGGTCCTTCTTGCTGTCGTCGCCGCGCGTCAGGCGGTCCAGCGTCGTGGCGTGCAAGTCCAGCACCCCGCCGACGCCTTCCCAGGCATGCGAGAAGCTGTCGAGGATCAGCACCGGCAGCCCTGCCTCCTCGGCGGCGTCGATCACCTCGATCCAACGCTCGGGCCCGAAGCCGACCACGCTGCCCTTGTCGTCCACCGCCGCGAAGTCGAAGTGCATCATCTCGGGGAAGGCCGCCTTGTAGTGCAGCGCGCGGCGGTTTTCCGTATCGACATAGCCGATGGGGGCGCCTGGCTTGCCGGTGACGACCTCGGCGATACCGCGGGCCATCAACAGCGCGGTATACGTCTTGCCCGTGCCCGACCCGCCGCTCAGGCCGATCGACAGGGTCAGGGGATCATTGATCTCGGTAACGGGGATGAAGCGGATCACGCCCATGGGTTCACCTCGTGGTTCTCGGGGGATTGCGCCGCATAGGAGGCGGCAAGGATGTCGCGGCCCGTGTCGCGCTTGATCTGGGCCTCGTGGCTTTCGCGCTCGAGCCAGCGCTCGATCGCCCAGCTGGGCAGGTCGACACGGTGCACGCCGAGCGGATAGCCCGGCCACTGGCCCGCGCGCAGGCACAGGCGCCACATCTCGCGGGCGCGGGCGATCTTCTTGCGGGCGATGAGCAGCGTGTCGGCGCCCAGTTCGACCACGCAGACCTCGTGCGGCGCGCTCTTCTCCTGGAACACGAAGCGGAACACGCGGTCCTCGCCGGTGGCCGCGTGCCAGACCTGGCGGTAATGCTCGGCCTGCACGTCGTAGCCGTAGTTCAGGATGGCCTTCTGACAGGCCTCGGGGCTGGCGTTCTCGCAGGTCTTGAAGTCGTAGATCGGCAGGCGCGCATCCAGCGGCACGTTGTCGATCATCGCGCGGCACCAGACGCCGTCGATCTCGGCAATGGCCACTATCTCGGAGCGGGCGGGGTCCAGGTCAATCTGCAGCGCGGTCAGCTTGTCCTGCGCCTTGGCGCGCATGGCATTGATCTGCGCGACCTCGTCCTCCTTGAGGGGGGTCTGGCCGGCGGCGCGGGCGTCCTCGATGAAAGCCTTGGCCTCCTTCGTGCTGGCTGCACCGTTGCTGGCCAGCATGCTCCTGGGGATGCCGACATAGTCTCCGCCCGCGCCCAGGATCGCGCGGTGCGCCGCCCGGCCGATGTCGAAGGTCTTCTTGTTCACCGGCTCCCAGTCCGGGTTCAGCCGTGGGCTGGCCGTCCAGGCATGCAGGGGCGACTGCCCCAGCATGGTCTTGGCCAGCGTCGAGGACAGGGACGGCTCAGGCGCCGGGTCGCGGTGATAGTCCTCGCCGTCGATCTGGTGGACGCCGGCGGTAAGGATGCGGGTGAGCGGCTGATACTCCTCGTAGGGCGGCGAGCCCGCGATCTTGTTCGGCTCGGGACGCTTCGGGGCGTCGTCAAAGGGCCATGCTCCATCCATGTCAGAACCTCACGGTCGTGTTCGGGATGCCACCGGCCACCAAGGCCTCGGCAACGGTTTCGGGGGTCAGGGGCTGGGGCAGGGCGGTCAGTGCCGCGGCGATCTCGCGCTTGATCCGGTTGCGGATACGGGCGTTTTCCTCGCGCCTGCGCTGCGCCTCTTCCTCAGCGCGCTTCTCGGCCGCGATCCGGTCCCGCTCGCGCTGCGCAGCCTGCTCTTCGCGGCGGGCGGCCTCGGCCAGCTCGCGCTGGTGGCGTTCCTCCGCCTCCGCCGCGGCCTTCTCGGCAGCTTCCTTGCGGACGCGCTCGATGCGCTCGGCCTCAGCCTGTTCGCGGGCAGCCCGCTCCTCGGCCTCGCGCGCCGCGCGGGCCTCAGCGTCCTTCCGGTCCTGCTCGGCGCGCTCGGCCGCCAACCGCTCCGTCTCGACGCACTCGCGTTCAATCCGGGCGGCTTCGTCAGCGGCAGCCCGCTCGGCGGCTTCCCGGCGCAGGGTCTCCAGCTCCGCAGCCTCGGCCTCACGCTTCTGGGCCGCGACGAACATGTTGCGCAACGCGTCCATGGTGGCGGCCCTGGCAGCCTCGGCCGCATCCCGGTCGTCGCCGAAGTCGTCCGGCAGGACGATACCCTTGATCTGCGCCGCCTTCGCGATGATGTCGGCTGATGCCTCCAGCCCAGTCATGCCATGGTTGGACAGCTGGCCGAGAAGCCGCTTGTTCCGCTCCTGGCGGGCAGCCTCGGCTTCTTCCCATGCAACCAGTGGGGCCCGGGCCTCGTCGCGCAGCGCGTCGAGCCGATCGCGGATGTTCTTGCGGGATGCGTCGACCAGGTTGATCTGCCTGCGGGCGTCCTCGTTCAGCGCCTTGCCGGCATCGTCCAGCATCGTCTTCGACCGGCTCACCTTGTAGGCCAGCGACTTGATCGCCTCGCGGCCCTTGTTGGTGCTGGCGTCGGAGACATGGGCGCGGACCTCCGCTTCGATCCGGGCGATCAGCGGGTCGATCCCGGTGCCGTCCTTGAACAGCGCAGCAAGATCCGTTCCGGCAGGCAGCATCAGCCCCGTGCCGGGGGTGTTGGTCATGTCGTTCATGTGGGTTTCTCCTATTCCGCGGCCAGCTTCAGCGCGGGGTTGTCCTCAAGGCGGCGAACCGCCGGAAAATCCAGATCGCGCTTGATACAGACGTCCTGCAGCTCGCGCTCGAATGCGTCGGTGACGTCAGTGATGCCGGCGGGCAGGCCATCGGCGGTGGTGATCTGCCAGACACCGACCGGCTCACCCGCATCGGTCGCGCATGTGAACTGGTCGTACGCCTCGTCGCGGTTCGGGGTGATGTCCGGGCTGCCGATCCCCAGGTCGCCATAGTCACGGGCCACCAGGAACAGGACCGGGGGCAGGGGGGTGCGGTTCATTTCTTCACCTCGCCGCGCTCTTTCAGCAGCTGCTGCAGCACGAGGTTCTGCGTCATCAGCTTGCCCAGCAGCTCGTTGGCGCACTTGTCCTTGCCGAGGAGCGTCACTGCCCCATCTCCGCGATGCAGGCCGCGACCTCGCCGCCGTGGTACTGGGCGCAAAGGTCCGGGCGGTCCGTCGATGCAAAGGCATCGCTGGTGAGGAGCCAGATCATCCCGAAGATCGCAGCGCCAATGGCCCAGATAGCGAATGCGCTGGCCACGCCGCAGAAGAAGCAGCCGTCTCGATCATCCTCTTGGTAGTTCGCCTGGTGCATGTGGGTTCTCCATCTCGGCGGGCGGCTCGTGTGTCGCGCCCTGTGGAGATGAAGATAACTACGCAATATGCGCAGTGTCAAATAAAAAACTACGCAATAAGCGGAGTTATTGTGACTAGGACAATTTCTCGCTGCTATCCTGCCCCTTGCCAGCGCCAGGCTGTGGCGCATGAAAAAGCCCGCCGGAGCGGGCTTTCCAATTGGTCTGATGCTGCCGACCTTCTAGGTCTTGCTCTTATCGATCATGCCAGGTTTAGCCGGATCTTCGGCTACAGCAGCATCTGGTCGATTGCCGCCAGGGATAGCCGGGTTGGCTTCATCCGCTGCATGGTCTGGCACCTCGGGATGGCGCTCGGTCCTTGCAGCTTCTTTCACTTGATCGGTAGGGGTAGGCTTTGATTGGTCGTGGTTCATGACGTGGTCCTCCGGTGGGATGAACCCCAATAATGAACTGATGTTCCGAACGTGAAAAAGCCCGCCTGAGTAGGCGGGCTATCGATTTTGAGAAGGGTTGCACATAGGCCCATATCTTGATCAACAAGCATCTGCACACAACATATTGTGCCGAAATGCCCGTTATGCGGTCCCCGACCTGCGAAAAGCTAAACCTAGCGGGTAGACAGAACGGTGCGCGTTCCTCTATGTTCTCGTTATGTTCTTATTCGGGGTGGGTATGCGGGACGACGAGATGTTGGAGATGCTGAAAGATGCCAGGCGCGAGAGCGGCTTGCCCTTGGACTTCTGGGCTGACCTGACGGACGGACTGCCTCATAACTTCGCGGCGATCCTATGCGGCAAGTCCTCGATCTTCCCGAAGTACATAAACTCCAAGGTCAGACCGTGAGCCTTTCGGATCTTCTTTGCCGCAATCAAGCTAAGAGGACGTGTACCGTTCTCGAAAGGGCCATAAGTCTGCTCGCCCATGTCGGCGCGCTCTGCAAACTCGCGCTTTGATAGACCAAGTGCTTCGCGCGCCGCTTTGAGCCTAGCAGCGACCGCTTCAACGTCATCTTCCCGATCTTCAAGCATCAGCGCCACCATCATGGGTTGGCACCAATAATAGTTACGCATACCGCGAAGTCATCTTGCCGGTTTGCGTATTGACTGAAGCTGCGCATATTGCGTAGTATTGCACTATGGACAAGCTCAAGCAAATTTGGACAACCCCCGCGGCCCTCTCGTCTGACTTGGGCCTGCCTTACACAACGGTGCATTCGTGGTTCGTCCGCGAAAGCATCCCGGCCACTCGTGACCTTGATCTGATCGACGCAGCCAAACGGCGCGGTCATCGGCTGACTTTGGAGGATCTCGCGCACGCACGCCGCGCTAGGGCAGCTGCCTGATCCCCTCACATTCCCCACCATCCGCAACCCGCCCGACCAGGGCGCAGGTGAAACCGATGCCACGTCACACACTCCACTCAGAACCCCACCGGCTCCACCCATCATCTGATGCCACGGGCCCGGCGGTCAAAAAAGGAAACGCGGTTTCCGGAGGAATCCATGTCTGAACGAGGGATTATCCGCGCCTTCATGGCCAACCTGATCGAGAAGGCCGGAGGCTTCGATGCCGCTGCCGCCATGATCGGCGCCCGCCTCGGGCACGACATCTCCAAGGGCTCGATCTCCAAGCGGCAGTCCGGCCAGCTGGATTGGCCGCTGATCGAGATCATGGCCCTGGAGGATGCCATAGGCGAGCAGCCCGTGCGCCGCTGGCTGATGCAGTCGCTGCCCGAGGTGCAGGACGCGGCCTGCCTGATGCAGTCCGCCGGCGAGCTTGCGGCCGAAGGTGGCGAGGCCGTCATGGCCCTTACGCAGCTGGCCATGGGCAAGGGCTGCCGCGCCACCGCGCGCAAGCAGATCGCGGACGTCATCGACAGCGCCAAGCGCACCGCCGCGGTCCTCGTGCGCGAGGACGGTTGAGATGCCGAGCGAGCAAGACCTGCCCCGCCTATCCGAAGCCATCCGGATCGTGGTGAACGATGATCGGGCTTCGACCAGCTATCTCCAGCGGAAGCTGGCCATCGGCTACAACGCAGCCGCCCGCCTCATCGAGGAGATGGAGGCTCGTGGCGTGGTCACGAAGCCCTGCGAGTTCGGGAAGCGCGACGTGCTTTGGACCGGGCCAATCAAGGCGAATGCAGATGCAGAAGCAGCACTCCGCAGCCCATCGGTGACAATTTCAGCAGGCGGCACGTCTGTCACGACCACGGTCGAAGATCTGAAGAACATCGGCCGGCGCATGTCGGCCGCTGACCGCAAGCGCCGCAAGGTGCCCCCCTTGAAGAACACCCCGGAGGATCATGCTGTGGACGATCAAGCATATGGCGTCGCTGCCGACGAGCTGCGCCAGTTCATCGAGCAATTCGAGCAGCTGGAAGCCGAGAAGAAGGACATCGCCGAACGTCAGAAGGAGGTCATGGCTGAAGCCAAGGCCCGTGGCTACGACACCAAGGTGATGAAGCAGGTCGTCGCCCTGCGCCGTCGCGACAAGGACGACATCGCCGAGGAAGAGGCGATCCTCGACATGTACAAAGCCGCGTTGGGGATGGTGTGAAGGTCATCATCACCATTCCCGGCAAGCCATTTGTCAAGAAGCGGGCAAGGGGGTTCTACAACCCCCGCCTCGGCCGCGCCGTCACGGTCAACGACCCGGCCAATGCCCGGTTCGAGGACGTGGTGCGCCAGCATGGAATGGCGGCTTTTCCGGAGCCCCTAACCGGGCCGGTAAGCCTGACGATCACCGCGATCTTCGAGCCTGCTGTCAGCTGGTCAAAGAAGCGCCGCGCCGCGGCCATGGGCAGCTGGCACGTCCAGAAGCCGGACGGGGACAATCTGCTGAAAGCGGTGAAGGACGGCCTGAACCGCGTCGCATGGACGGACGACTGTCAAGTGGCCGACGCCCGGGCCTTGAAGATGTGGGGCGAAGCCGCAGCGACCGTGGTCGAGATCGAATCCTTGCCGCTGACGGACAGCCAGCTGCGCGCCCTGATCGTGGGTGGGGGTGCCGAATGAGCCGCCCGGGCCCCACCAAGGAACAAACCCTTGCCGCCCTGGCGCGCGTGAGCCGCGGCGAGGTCTGGAACCATACCCCCCAGCCTGCCCACTGGAGCAGCGTGGGCGACCTCGCAGCCGAGCAGGTCTGGAAGAAATGTGAGGCAGCAGAATGAACGTCGTAACCGCCATCCGGCCCGAGACGGGTCACTACTCAATAGAAGGCGAGCAGCAGCTTCTTGGCGCGCTGCTCATGAACGATCGGCTTGTCCCGGCAGTTATGCGGACGGGCGGCGCCGAGCTGTTCCATCATCCGCTGCATGCGGAGATCTATGACCTGATCGAGGCCCGCGCCAATCGGGGCGACCTGGTCAGCCCGGTCACGATCAAGGCGGACCTGCAGGGCTCGCGGGATCTGGAGGAAGCTGGGGGCCCGGCATACCTCGTGCGCATGGCGTCGAACAGCCTGCCGCCGGCCTTTGCCGCGGACATGGCGAAGCACCTTGCCGAGCTGGCCCGAAAGCGCGCACTGGCCGCCGCAATCTCGCAGGCGCAGACATCACTGCTGCGCGGGGACATTCCGGCCACTGAGATCGCGCACGGGCTTGAGCGCGAGATTCTGGCAGCCGAGTTCACGACCGAAGCCGACCGCCCCGTGTCCATGAGTGCTGCGGTGCGTGAGGCGATGGCCATGGCGATCGAGGCCTATCAAGGGACCAATGCCGATCTCGTCCGCTTCGGCATCCCCGCGCTCGATGACATCATCCCGGGCCTCTATCCCGGCGAACTGACGCTCCTCGGCGGGCGCCCGGCCATGGGCAAGTCCGCGGTGGCGCTGACGATGGCACTGAACGCTGCACGGGCCGGGCATGGGGTCGCCATTGCCTCTCTGGAGATGACCCCGGCCGCCATGGCGCAGCGGGCTCTGTCGGAGGCCTCTGCCCAGTACGGTTGTGCGGTGCCCTATGTCGACATGCGCACCGGGATCATGAGCGAGGACCAAGTCCGCGGCCTAGTCGAAAACGCCGAGGCAGTAGGCAACCTGCCCATCACCTTCCTCTCGCGCGCTCACGCCAACGTCGAGGCGCTTTCGATGGCCGTCAGGCAGATCGCCCGGGCCAACCCGAAATTCCGCCTGCTGATCGTCGACTATGCCCAGCTGCTCAAATCCAGCCGGGGCCGCAGCCGGTACGAGCAGGTCACCGAGATCAGCATTGCCCTCAAGGGCATTGCCATGTCGCTGAACATTCCGGTCGTGGCGCTGTCCCAGCTGTCCCGCGAGGTGGACAAGCGCGACGACAAGCGGCCGATCCTGTCCGATCTGCGCGAGAGTGGCCAGCTGGAGCAGGACGCTGACAGCGTGCTGTTCTGCTACCGACCGGAATACTACCTGGCGCAGGAGGAACCCGAAGCGTCCGACCAAGACGAGTATGCCGACTGGCTCCTCGATATGGAGGCCGCCCGCGGCAAGCTCGAAATCGGCGTCGCCAAGCAGCGTATGGGACAGACCGGCACCGCCCGCTGCCTGTGCGCCCTCTCCACCAACACCGTTTGGTCAGAGTAGGATCATGAGCATCAAGGTCATGTCCGCCGTGTGGGACATCGAGGGCATCGACAGCAGCGAGTGCCTCGTGCTGATCGCGCTGGCCGATCATGCCGACGATCTGGGAAGGTGCTACCCGTCTATCGCACGGCTTGCCAAGCGCACGAAACTGTCCGGCCGCGGCATTCAGAAGGTCATTTCACGGCTGATCGAGAAGGGCTTCGTCACGGTCACGCCATGTGCAGGGCAGGGGGGTGCGAACCTCTATACCGTCACCGCGACCCCTGAACCACGTTCACCCCTGAACGACGTTCACCCCCGAACCGGGTTCACCACCCCCCTGAACCACGTTCGCAAAACCCCTGAACCACATTCACCCAAACCGTCAGGAACCGTCATTGAACCGTCAACGACTGCGCGCGAGGCACAGCCTGCTGTCGTCGTCGCTGCAAGGGACAGTCGAAGGGAAGAGGTTCTCAGCCTCATGGGATGCTCCGCTGCGGGCATCACTCCAGAGGGACGGTTCACCGGTACGACCAACGACCAGGTCGAGATCGCGAAGTGGGATGGGCTTGGCCTGAGCCGATCGGAGCAGGACGGTGTGATCCGGGACATGCTCGCAAAGCAGCGCAGCAAGTCGCCCGGATTCATGCCCAACCGCTGGTCCTGGTTCACCGCCGGGATGAACGAACTTGCCCGCGCTAAGACTGCGCGACCGGCAGCAGGCACGCCTAGTGCACCAGCCGAAACCCCAGAGCAGCGCCGTGCCAGGCGCCGCAAAATGATCGGAGGCTGACCCATGGCCGCCCAACACCCCAACCCCACCAAGAGGAACCCGACAGTGAGCATCCATTTCGCAAGCATGACCGTCACCGAGATCACCGACCGCGCCCACAAGCTGATGCAGGAGGGGACCGCCCTCGCTCTGCTCGCAAACGCGCTGACCGAGTTCGAGGAGGCCACCGGCCGCAAGCTATTCGTCAGCGAGGCCGACCAGGGGACGCAGTATGTAGGTTCGCCGGCGCCGGTCGAGATCCGCTTGCAGCCTGACCACGGCCTGACGCCTCCGGAGGTTGCAGCCAGGGTCGATACCCCCGCCGAGGCCGCCCCGAAGCAGGAGCCGATCAAGAACGCAGCGTCAGCAATTGCTAAGCCTGTGCCCCCGAAACCGACCGCCGCTCAAGACCCGATCAAGAAGCCTGCAGCACGGCCCTTCGCAGCTCCGGCCGCAGCCAGGTCGCAGACCACCGACCGCCCTTGGGGTGCGCTAAGCCTGCCCGAGCGCGCCATCGTGAAGCACTTGGAGAAGATGGCCCCGGCCTTCACTCCGGCAGAGGACTTGGCCATCGCGGAGCTGCTGATCAGCGGCAACAAGATTGAGGCTGTCGCATTGCAGCTGGAGGTGCAGGCCTCCATGGCGCTGGCGCGCTGGAAGGCGTTTTTGTGCGCCGAGGTGCTGGGCGAGAACGGCAAGCCCTCGATGGATGGCCAGCAGCGGCTCCTGGCTGCGCTGCGGTACCGGAAGGACACCGTGGCATGAGCAGGTTCTCGGACGCTATAAAAACCAGAGGGGCCGCATGAGCCTGCACGACCCGATCAAGACCGGATCCCGCACCACCCGCGCCATGTCGATCACCGACGCCCTAGCGTGGGCCTTCTTCACCGAGAAGGCTGTCCTCGACTTCGATCAGTACTGCGCCCGCGAGTTTGACGGGCCGGGCGTCGACACGCTCTGGATCATGGCCGAGCGGCACAAGGTCGGCGTCACCGTCGACGGGGGAGGGACTAGCGACCCGCACCGGGATGCGCAGGTCATCGCTGCCGTGGTCGAGGCGTTGCCGGATCACGTCGGCGGCCGCCGGATGGCCATGCAGATCGCCGAGCTGGCCCGCGCCCGCAGCGCGCCGGACTGGGGGCAGAGGGATCGCATCAGCATCACGCCCTGCGGGTGGGACTGGAGCGACGAGGACGGGTGCTTCGTGGCCGGGGTGTCGCGCAATGGCAGCACTTGGGTGTGGCGCGACCGGCACCGGAACCGGCATGAGCGCAAGGGCGACGTCTGCGCCATCAGCTACACCGGCACCGCCAGCATGGTCGCCGCCAAGCGCCGGAACTACCTGGCATGGTGCGGGGCGTTGCTGGACCTATGGGCTGTGCTGAGCAGGCCGGGGATGCTGGACACGATCGAGATCACGGGACCGCTGCCAGCGCTGGCGCCTTGGCTTGAGAAGTAAGAGAAAAGGTTAACACGTTTGTCTTCATTCTCGAACTAAAGTAATGCCGTGGTTTTTGTCGAAAGCTCTTCTATGCCCCAGCTGTCCTCCTCAATTGCTCCGGAAAAAAAGAGCAACCGAATAGATTGGATAGACGCTGCGAAAGGGCTGTCTATTCTCCTTGTGGTTGCGTACCACGCTAATATCATAGCCAGCAGTTATGAGATACAATCTCAGGCCTACAGCTTTATGTCGGCTGTATTTCAGCCTGTGAGAATGCCGCTCTTCTTTGCAATCTCTGGTTTTCTGGCATCATCGATTATGCATCGCAGTTGGAGCGCGGTGACTAGGAAAAAATCGCTCATGTACGTGTACCTGTTTGCGCTGTGGAGCATCATCCACCTTGCATTCTTCAAGTACGTGGCGCCGCATCCTTCAGCAGACTTGTCAGGCGGACTGATCCAGACTGTGCTTTCCGGGTTCTTCAGGCCTCAGACAGGGATCTGGTTCATCTGGGCCCTGTCCCTCTATTTCCTGCTCGCACGTGCGTTGGTCTCATTGCCTGCCTTTGCAGTGCTTCTAACCGTTGCTACGAGCGTCGTGGCGTTCTCGCCGATCGTCGAGCCCCTTGGACTAAACTTCGCCCAGATCAATGCGCTCAAGTATGTGCCGTTCTTCGTGCTTCCGGCGATCTATGGCATGCCCGCCCTGAAGCGTCTTTCACAAAGCATTCCGGTGATGGGTATGCTGGTCGTCACTTTGCTTGCCATGTCCCTGGCGTTCAGGGAGCTTTCGGCGATCCTTTCCATCGCTGTAGGCATGTCCGCAGTGTCGCTGAACATCTGCGGCATGATCGGCGGAATAATGGCTGCGATCGTGATATCGAAGACGCCTGTAGCGCAGACGCTGTTCGGATACCTGGGGCGAAACACGCTAGCGATCTACCTCATCCACCTGTTGGTTATCGCCCTTACTCTTCCAATTCTTGAGCGGCTAAATATCACGTCCATCCATGACAATGTTGCCGTGCCCGTCCTGGTGATCATTTCGACATGCGTCAGCATCTTTACCGCGTGGGGCCTGAAGAAGCTTGGGGCGTACTGGCTATTTGCTCTGCCGACACGATCGGCAGATCCATCGTTCGCTAAGTCTCAGCATCAATTTTGAACCGAGAGATGGAGCACATAAATTGGGTCTTTTAGCAGAATAAGGTCGAGCAGGAGCAGTACTCCTGATCCGTGACCTGTGCGAGCTCGTAGCGGCATTCGCCGTGCTAGCGGTAGTGCTGTCGTAGGTCGGGTTCTGAGCGATGGTACCTAATAGCTTGGCGGATAAGCGGCGTTCTGCCTTCAGTGCGAAACCAATGGAACAGATCGGTTCACCTTCTATTATCTGCATACCGTGCAGGTACCATAGGAGTGGCAAGTTATGCCCCAGATGACGCTGACCAGAATGCCGTCAGGCGAACCCGTGGGTTTGACCTTCACAGAGGCAACCGAGTTCAACATCGACAATGGCGCTGAAGGCGCGTCGATCTTGGCGCTCTATCAGAATGGCTCCCAGCATATCGTCCATGTACGTGAGACCCGACAGGAGATCCTCGATGCCCGCAAGGCAGCACTGGAAGACTAAACAGCAGCGATCAGGTACACTTGCATAACATTCATTCTGACTTACTTGGTTTGATCATAGCGCCGTTTCGCATCTGAGAGCTGAGCTAAGGCCGCTATCAGCTCACGCCTCAGTGAAAGCAACTGGAGTTGATTCTGCGCAATCGCCTTTTCGCACATCTCCACCTTCGCATGCGATTCTGACAGCGCTGAAGCGAGTCTCTTACGGCGGGCATGGTCTAGGTTCACTGTCATGTTGGCTAAGCCTGGCAGCCTGAACTGGCATGTTCATAACATCTCACCCGGCCAAACCGCAAACATTCCTGCTCGCGCCCGCATTTGCGTGGCTACCTCGGATAATGATGCTGCCCAAATTCGCGGCGGAGCTTGACGACGTGTCACTGCTATGTTCTCCCGAGAGAACTCAGAGAAGAACAGGACGAGTAAATGACGGGCAAGCTTTCACTGGCGAACATCGAGCCTAAAGTTAGGTTTGCTCGAAAGATATCAGAGATCGACAGTTTTCGGCCCTATGGATCGAATGAAGACATAGTAAGCAACTATGCTTATCTTGGGCATTTCCTTGTTCTCTGTAATCAGCTTGGCGCAGTGAACTATGCTTTATTCAGACGATGCTTTCATGCCGATAAGCTGGAAGCTGAAAAAGAGTATTTCTCCAGCTTGTCTGTAGCAGAGCAACGGCAAAAAGCAAGAATTGCAGTCCTGTCAAAAATTAGCGAGAACCCAGAATTGACGTCGGGAATTACTGAAGAAGTCAATTCCCTGTATGATTCAATGGATGCTTTTTTTGCGGGCTTTGCTGCCTCCAAGTTTAAAAACGCAGAGCACATTCGAAATATACAGTTCTGCGAAAGCTTATTTGGAATGCCTTGCTCGGAAAATTATGAGAAAAACATTGCGGAACTGCCGATAAAGACGGCGTCATTGTATGCTCTTCTGCAGCGGATTTCGGACGTCCATGACACGATCTCCTCCCATTATGGCTGGGAAGAGGAAGTCGAGGATGGTTACACATAATAAGCCCTTTCCCGCAAAGAGCCGTAAATTTATAACACGAGCCACCAAGGAACTTTAGAGTGTCCTCAAAAATCATCGCCGTCGCAGGCATTGGCTATGTCGGTCTCTCCAACGCCGTCCTGCTGGCCGCGCGCAATACCGTCCGCGCGCTGGACGTGGAC